CCTGTGCGTTTACTCCAAATGCTACTGCTAGCCCTAAAGTTAAACTTAAAATCAATTTTCTCATAATTTGTTTTTTTAGTTAATATTCGTGTTAATTGAAATATAAGGGAAATCAGGAATAACTCCCCTTAAGCTATGTGTACTTAACGTACTTTATATGTTTTTAATCTCTCATAGGAGTTAATTGTTTTTGTAACCTTTATTGTTTGCCATACATATAAAAAGAATATGGAAAAACCAAATTTTTTTGCTAAAATCTTGTATATTTTGTTCTATTAGGATTTCCTACGGGTCTGTGTTTTTCCATACCACTTGTATGGTTCCCCATAGCTCCATAACCTACATTTTTATTATTATAATATTCCATTTCTGATTCATCGTCAGCAAATGATCCTCCCCCCATACGTTGAGAAGGTATACTATTACCATCACCAGCATTTCCACCACTAGATCCAGTGCCCATGTATTCTCTTATAATACTTTGAATTAATTCTCTAAGTTGTCGCTTAGTCATTTAATTGTTTATTTATATATTCTCTTTTAGCTTTAGCTGCTGTTTTAATTTCTTTAGAGAATTTGTCTTTATTTATACCTCCTACCCATTTTTCAATAACACCATCTTCTGATACAAAATTTGAATTAGATGTATTTACTGCAGATAATAAAGTTGATTCTAATTCATTTAGAATATCAATATTATTTTTACCTTTTAATTGTTTTATGTAATCATCATATGTCCCTCTAACTATTAATTTACCTTCATAATCAATAACACAATCATAACATTTTTTATGTATTTTATAGTGGGGTTTATCTAAACGTTTTTTCATTACTTTGTTACACTCAGGGCAACATAAAGGCATAAATACTTCTTTTTTAATTACATCTAATTTAGAAATAGTTTGTTTTATACCATTTTTAATAGTCCATGTTTTTCTTCCTTCTGTCCAAACATCACCTTCCTTATAATCTTTTTGTTTTTTTTTAAAACCTATTTGTGTACCTGTAGATGCGTCAGTTTTACCCATAATTAAATTACGAGCTCTATTTACATCTCTTTTTTTAAATTCTTTTTTTAACATAACTTTATTTAATCTATACTTCTACCTAATTCTTGGTCTCTTTGCATAGCTGACATTTTTCCTCTAATGAATTTATCTCTTGCATTATTAAATGCTTCATCATCTACAAATACTTTGTCAAACCAATTTTTTCCTTCATCATTAAATTTAATTATAACGTTTCCAAATCGTCTTCTTACTTTATCTTTCCAATCTTCTAATGCTTCTGGATCTCCTATTTGACTCATACTATCATCTAAATTAGGAAATGAAATACTATCGCTATAATAAGGTTCGCCTGTTTGGGGACGTGTAAATTTTTCTTTTTGGTAATTATTAGGGAAAGCTGAGGTAAGTGTTTCAAAATCTAAATCGTCTAATAGGACTTCATCAGCGTAAAGTTTATTTATTGGTTCTAATAAAGGTTGGGCATCTTGCTCGTATAAAGGTTTAATACCTGCTAGTTGTTGAAATCGTTCTGTTAGTTGTATTTTTTTCATAATTATTATAATCTACAAACACCTGTATTGTCACATAAGATATCACGCACAATATTATTTACATTGGTGTATTTATATTCAGGTAACTTATTTTTAATTTCATTAAGACTTACATTAGTTTTAGGTGCCATAAATGCCCCATGTGTAGATGGTGTTGAAACAAAATCCCAACATAATAATTCAAAATCATCTTGTACTTCAACTGTACCTTCCATCATGTTTTCTTTTACTGAACCCATACCACGAGATGAAATACCAACTGTAATACCAGCTGCAAATAATGCTTTTAATATATTTCCTGCAGGTGTACTTAATATTTCTACATCACCCATTACATCATCTCCTTCCCACCAACATCTTTTAATTGTGTGAGAGACATTTTGTAAATTAATCACTGATGATTCTGGATGATCTAATTCTCCCATTGCTCTATTTTCAGCTACTGGACCTTTCATATATTCTTTAACTTCTCTTTTTAAAATTTCTGTAGGGTAAACTCTACCATTTTGGTTTTTAGCTTCAGCTCGTTGTAAAATACCAGATACTACTAAAGGTTTATTTGCTTTAATAGCTTGTTCTGCTAGTTGTTTATCTACTTGAAAGGGTCTATATTCTTGTAATAACATATTAGTTTTCTTTTTTACGTTTTTTTTTAAATGCAAAAGGTGTAGCATAAGTCATACTATTTCCTGCACTAAACGAAGCTCCTGTTCCTGTTACGTTAGCTTCATCTATTTCTTTTTCTTGTATTTTTTTATATTCTTCAGGATACTTTTTTCTAACATGTGTCCTAAATTTATTATATAATTCTTTTAATTCTTCAGATAAATTATATAATACCATATCATCTGAGTTTTCATCTGATAGTTTTTTAAAATCAATTGCTTCTGCTTCTAAATCTGCTACCATTTTACCAAAAGAACGTTTATATACTACTTTAGACTTTACTGATCCTGTTTCTGAATCTGCAGGTTCATCTACAAGATAATAATCTTTTGCATCTGTTTTGCCTTTATTTCCTCTAGCGGGATTTCTATCTTTTTTTAATTCACTAAAAGAAGATTCTTTTATATTATATATATCTAAAAGACTAACCATGGATTGTTTTTAACTCATTTACTAATTCATAATAGTTAAGTAAGTTAATAACATTATCATCATTTACTGATGATTTTTTAGATAATGGTTTAATTAGATCTTTAGTTTCTTGTAATTTTATTTCTATCGCTTTATCTTCAACTTTTTTAGAATATTTTGTAAGATCTTTTTTAACTTTTTTAATCTCTTGGTTGATATAAGATTTAAGAGCAGGACTGTTAGTAACGCTGTTAACATATTCTTTCAATAATGTTTTTTGGTTATCTTGTAAACCGCTATATTTGTCATTAAATTTTTCAAGTAAAACTTTATAAGTAAGTAATCTAGTATCACTGTCTTGTTTATTAAAATTTTCTAATACAACATTCTTTTTATTATTAGACAATTGCTTTCCTGTTATATGTTCTAATATTGTTGTTTTAGAATTAACTATAGATAAAGGTGAAGCTTCTTTATTTTCTAATAAATTAAAAATAGATGCCATTACTTTATAATCTGTTATTTTAGCTTTAAAGAAATCATTTACATTATAAGTTTCTTTAATTTCTTTAATTAAATTATATTTTTCTCTTCTTAACTGACTTTTATTTAATTTTTTATGTGCTTCTATCAATGTATTAATTAACATTGTAGCTTGACTATCTTTATTATATTTTTGAGTAGCTAAAGTATGATATATTTTATACTCTTTTAATAATTCTGTTTTTTTATTAAAGTGTTTTTTTAAAAAAGACAGGGATTTTGGTTGGTTTCCTGCAATAGTATCAGAGGTTAACTGCCTAGTTAAAAGCTCAAATAGTATTCCAGTATTCTTGTACTTAGAATGTTTTACTTTCATTTTTTATAAATTCGAATTTATCGTATATAAATATAGAACTATTCTTGAGGCTTAATATTTTTTTCAGATAACATCCCTTTATTATTTTCTTCTTTTAAAATTTGTTTTTTGTTTTTTATTTTTTGAAGGGATTTTTTTATATTTGCTACTTCAAGTGTAGAAACTTTATTTCCATCTGATAATTTTTCTACTCTATCTGGTGATAATCCTGTTTTTCCTAATGGGTCTCTACTAAAATTACTTTTATCAGATTGATATCTTTGAGGTCTTTCTATTGGACGACCAGGATCTTTTTCATCATATCCTGTTGGGACTTGGGCTGGTCCTACTGATTTATCTCTTTTATTACCATATAATGAAGCTAAATCATGTGGAGTACCATAAGAAACACCTGATTCTTGTGGGTCATTTCCTTCATTCTCAAGTTGTGCTAATCTAAATTTATCCATTGCATCCTCAAGCATTTCTTCTTTTTGTTGGTTATATTGATCAGGTGATAATCCAAATACATTTTCATAAACCCAATCTTTACTCATTATTTTACCATCTAACATTTGTTGAGCTACTGCTGTTTTTGAAGTATATAATTCAACTTTTTCTTGTTCATAAATAATTGATGGTGTAGTTAATTGTAGTGAAAAATCGATTAACTTTTCATCACTAAAACCTTGTGAATATAAATGTACTAATGCAATTTTAGTTAATTCTGATTCTATAATTCTTTGAACACGTTCAACTGTACGAGCAAAACGAATATCCATACCTGCTAATGTTGATTTTCCTTCTACTCCTTCCTCATAACCTAAAAATGGTTTAGGAATTTTTAAAGCAGCCATCATTTTATTTTTTAAATACTCGATGTCTGTTGTACCATCATAATCTAAACCTTTAGTAGTATCAATACGAGTTGATGTATCATTATTTCTAACAGGTATATAGAAATCTTCTGTCATGTTTTGAACATTAAATTTCATATTATAATCACCAGTAGATTGATCTATATGAGGTGTTTTTTTCATTTTATTCATGGTTTGTTTCATGAATGTTTCTATCTGTGAAGATTCAATAGATCCTACATTTACATAAAATATTCTTTTTTCAGGTGCTCTCATAATTCTATGAATTAACATAGCATCTTCCATTAACATTAATTGTTTAAATACTTTACGAGATGGTTCTAAATAAGATCTACCATAAGGAAGATAATTAGAATCTGTAAGTAATCTAAAATGGGCAACTTCATAATTTTCTAATGTAAATTGATCTCGTCTAATTGTGTTAGTTGCTCCACTAGCTAAACCATTTGGATCCATTGTAAAACGAGTATAAGATGGGTTGTCGGGATCTGTTCCTTCTTCTCTTACTACTTCATATACAGATAAAGGTATAACATTATAAACACCAAATTTTTCAGATACTTCCATTTTTAAATAAAAGTCTCCATATTTACACATATTTCTAACCCATGTAGCTAAATTAAATTCTATATTTAAAACATCATAAAATAAATTATGTAATACTTTTCTAACATTTTCATCTGAAGAATTTACTTTTAAAACATCCCCATATTCGTTTCTTGTAGTTGTTTCATCACTTATAATATCTAAAGCTGATGCAATAATAGGATCATGATCCATAGCTTCATAATCACTATAAAGCTGTAGTCGCATTGACTGATAATTTAACGTAGGGTTATATTGTAGGGAAGATCCTACAGGTTTATGCATACGAGTAAATCTATCGTAAAGTGAATTTGTAGCTAGGTTTCCATATTTTTGGATCCTACCTGTGTCCATGATTTTAAGTTGTTTTCCTCCAACGTTACGAATAATAACGTCATTTGAAAATAACCGTTTTAATCTTGTGAAAATACTAATGTCTGCCATCTTGTTGTTTTTTAATACATATTAAAGAAGCCAAGTTAAATCCTGTTCTCCTTGTTCTCCTAAATCTTGTGTCCAACCCGTGTTTTTCTTACCCATACCTCCTGTATAAATACCTGGAGTAGTTTCTCGTTGCCAATTTGATACTGTAGCTCTTGTCATATCTAATCCTTGTTGGGCAAATTTAAGTGCTGTGTCTCTTACATAACATGCTGTTGCTAAAGACATTACTAAATCATCATTATATCCGATTTGGGCTTCTGGTTTTCCATTTAACCATATAAAAGTTTTCATTTCTTCTAATGTTCTTTTTCCTTGAATAGTAATTGCTTTATCTTTTAAGTATGCATCTAATTTTCCTATTACTAATGGTCTTGTTTTCATTGACATTGTAAAACCAGGAACCATTTTAGTTGTGTCTGTTATATCATATCCTTTAGCTAAAAATGCATCTGCATTTGTTGCTGCTTCCCCTTTAGGTGAATAATACAAATTATTATAACCTTTATCTATTACTACTTGAATAGTATTCCATCCTATATTAGCATTTTCAATTACTAATAAAGCATTATTATATTCAGTTGCCATTGCAACTAACATATGACCAAATTCTTTAGTACCAATTTGACCTTTAAATTCACCAATTTGTTTAGATTCTTCTATATCAATAATATGAAAAGCAGAATAATCTTTACTATCACCTCTAGCTACATCGGCTGTTATTATATATTTTCTTGTATAATCTGGATATTCCCAAATGTGTAATCCTCCTTCTATACCTCTTTTTTCTAAAGGAGCACATATATTAGTTTCTTCAATAAATTTCATAAGTTCATTTTCAAAAACTGTGTGTCCTGATGTTGTAAAATCACAATCACATTCTTGTGCAGCCATTCTTAAACCTAATTCATCATCTTGTTTATCTCTCCATGCTTGGTTTCTTTCTGGGTGTACTGACCAGTGTAATTTAATAGGGATAAATCCGTTAGTTCCTTCTTCTGCTTTAGTCCACATTTTATGAAAGAAATTACCTGTTCCATTTGGTGTAGATAAAACGATTGCTCTACCCCCCGTTGATAATGTTTGTTGTGACGAACCCCAAATTTCATCTATTTTGTTTGTTTCAATAAAGGCAGCCTCATCAATAATCAATAAAGAAATTGCTTCTGATCTACCAGCATCACTTGCTGCAGATACTGCTTTAATTTGAGAACCATTTTTTAGACGTAATGCTAATTTATTGTTTTCTGTAAACCCAATTTGTAACCATGAAGGTAATTCATCATACATAAATTTTACCTTTGTTACTAAGTTTTTTGCTGTGTCTTGTTTTGTTGCAACTACAAGTATAGATTTATCTTTTTGAAATATCATCATCCATAATGAAATACCTGCGGATAAAGTAGAAATACCTAACTGACGAGACTTAAGAATAATACTTCTATCATGTTTTTGTAGTAATTTTAATGTAGCTTCTTGAAAGGGATAAAGATTAAATTGAACACGACCTCTTGTTGGGTGTTGAATAAAACAATATTTTTTCATAAAGTATACAGGATCCTTAGCACATTTAATATACTCTTGCTTTATTGCTTGTTTAATGTTTGGTTGTGCCATATTATATATTATACATATTGAGCTACTGCATTTTTGACTTGTTTTATACGTTCTTCTACAGTTCCTTTAATAGTAATAGTATTACTTTTATACATTTGTATAATTGTTTTTATTTTTTTATCAACTGCTGTTCTATATTCTGCGTTTGTTTCTCTAATACCATTATCTTCTATTTCTACTCCTTCAGGACTAACATAAAATAAAATATCATATTCATCTATTAAATAATATAAAGAAGCATTTAAATAAAATTTTTCATGATCTTCCATTGATTCAGATAAATCACAAAATGCCATAACATCAATAACTGTTCTATCAGTTATTATTTTTTCTTGCATTAATTCAACTGCTCTTTCAGAAGCAAAAACTAATTGTCCTTTTAATGTACTATCCATATTTAAAGGTATTCCTAAATCCATTAAATGTTTAGAACGTTCTGTTCTAAAATGATAGTCTTTAAATTCAGGTAATTCTTTTAATGCATTTACTAGTGTAGTTTTTCCTACACTCATTGTTCCACAAAATCCTATTTTCATATATTAATGTCTTGATGTTCCTTTTCCTGCTGCTGTTTTATACCATGGTAGACCTTCTTTACCTTTCATAATTTCATTCCAATCATCATAAGTAAATTCAATACCATTTAAATAATATTCTTTTTTTCTTTGTTCTACATTAGTTAAGGCAGGACCATCTTCACTATGAAATACTGCTTTATATCCATAGTCTATAACTCGTGCTGATGTTTTAGATCCATCTTCTTCAATTTTAAATACTCTTCTTATTTTAGTTTTAGGTTTAAACCATTTTCTAATATTTTGTAATTCTTCCTCCGTTGCTTTATTTGCCATGTTTATTAATTTTATTTTGAAATTTCATAAATGATCCTTCTTTATCATTAGTTAAACCTCCTACAGTATGAATTTTATCATCTTCTTCAGACCAAGGTCCTGGTTTGTCTGCATGTTCTAAAAAATCATCTATAGCTTTACTCATTGATAATATTTGTTCTGCTACTAATGTTCCTTGAGCTCCTGACACTGTAATGCCTCTTGCTGATAATGCATCACCTACAAAATGTACATCAGGAAACCTAGTAAGACTTAAATCTTTATAATTTACTAATGGTTCTGGTGCTAAATATTTTACTTCGGGCATATAAATCCCCCAATCTTTACCTAATGTTGGAAATATTTTTTCCATATCATGGATAAAATCTTGAATATAAATAGCATAATTTCCTATTGCTTCATATAAAGGTTCTAAATTTTCTACTACTTTAGTTTCTACATAATCCCCTTCTGTTGTTTTTGAAGGTACCCTATGACTAGGAGAATAAAATGTTCCTTTACCATCTACTTGCATTTTCTTTACTGCTTCTCTTGCCCAATTAAAAGGTTCTTTTATACCCTTAATTTCCATTAAAATACCAAAATTAGTCATACCATTTTCGTATTTTTTATCTTTTTTAGCATGACCATTATAACTAATATCACCATAAGTATGTTCAGCTGCTACGTAAGCTGCATTGTTATTTGTACAAAATGATCTTAATGATACACCTTCAGCATCAAATTTTCTGTATAATTTAAAATCATAGGCAATATCAATTAACTTTTGAAAGTGTTTTTGTGGTGCTTCAAAACGTACACCAATTTGTACTGGTTTTGGTTCTGTAGGTAATTCATAATCTTCAGATAATGATTTTGCAAAATCAATTCCTGATTTACCTACTCCAAATATAAGTGTATCATAACTTTCCCAACAGTAATCTGCGTGTGCATTAATTTCTGAATATTTTACTATTTTTTTATCAAAATCAATATCTGTTACTTTAGTTTCCCATATAAATTCTACACCTTTTTCTACTAAATAATCGTACCAATTCTTACCAATTTCATGTAGATAATCAGTTCCAACATGCCATACAGGGAATAAGCGTAAACCAAAATGTGGTTTAATAAATTCAGGTTCATCTACTGGATTTGAACATTGTACTTCTTCTGGTTTAGGATGAAATCGTTTAAAATTCTCAATAACTTGATCCATCAATTCCATGGCTTTTTCTTCGCCTGTGTATTTTGATAGATGACCACCTATGGATGTGTGATAAGTTAATTTACCATCTGACCAACCACCTGCTCCTAAAAAACCTCTCATTACGTCTGCTGCTGGTCTACGATATGGATCTAAACCCATATCAATAATAGTAATATTTCCTTTAAAATTGTTGTCTACTAATTTTGTTGCTGCATTTACACCGGCAACTCCGGCTCCTACGATTACTACATTATTCATACTTTGCTGATTTTGTGGTAACGTACAAAAAAAAACTGTGGCTACCAAATTGGAGGCCACAGCTCTCTAAAAATTTTTATTTAAATCGTTCGGCTATGAATCGAACTGTATGTTATTTCTTTTTACTTTTTTCAAATGATCGACCACCAAAATAAGCACCAATCACTGTAATTAATACTAGCTGTAACAAGTCTGTCCATTTTTGTTCTACTGTAAATGAAATAGTTCCTGCGTCAATAAATATCATTAAAACCGTAGAAACTACTAAAAATATAAGAATCATTGGTCTAACATTTTTACTTAACCAACTGTCACTATTCATATCAGCTGACCAACGATCAGTGATATTTTGTTCCATTTTAGCTTCATGTTCTGCTATTAAAGCTTTAATTTTTCTTTCTGCGTTTAATTTTTCTTCTTTAGATGTGTGTAAGTTATCTATAACTCCACCTACACCTTTTACTAGGTCGGCTGCGCCTCCTGAGAATAAGTTTGTTAATATGCTCATAACGTTTTTATTTTATAATACTACAAACGATGCTGTAAAGTCAGAATTGTTTGCTATTTCTGTTGTTTTATTATTGTGTATGTAAAATTTAAATCCTGCAGTAAGAGATGCTGTTGTGAAACAATGGATTGAAGAACTTAGTGCTAAAGTTCCTACACCTGCTCCTGTTAATCCCATAAAAGTTCCTATAACTATATCTCCATCTTGTACACTATGGTTATTTACCGTAAATATTCCTGAACTTTGAGAAGCTGGAAGTGCTGCTTGTAATTTATTTTTTACTGTAAATCTTCTACCATGTACTGTATATTGACTATTATCTGCTGAGCTTCCTTCTATTCTACTATGATGAATACCTCCTGATATTATTTGAATAGATCCCGAAGCATCTGATGCACTAACAAATCCTCCTATAGTGTAAAATCCTTTAGATGATGAAATTATTCCAGATGTACTTACTGCTGTTGCAATTATTGTTCCACTTGAATTAATATTTTCTAATGTACTTGTTCCTGCTATTACTAAACCTGAACTAGAAATATGTCCACTTGCACTTATATTACCTGAAGCTGTTATATGACCACCATCACTACTAAGGAATACTAAATTTGATACATTACCACCACTAACCCATATATGTCCACTAGATGAAATGTCTGTAGTGTTAATAGAAGCATTTGTAAAATCAAAACTAGCTGCTGTTATAGTTCCACTTGCACTTATATTTCCACTAGCTGTTATGTCTGTTACAGCTGTGATACTTCCTGAGAATGAATGTGTATTACCTGAACCAGTACCAAATTGATTAGAACCTGTAATGGTTTCAGTTGCTGCAAAAGTAGTAGTATTTGCTGTTATTTTATCTACTATTATAACAGAAGCTGTTATGTGACCTATTGATGCTGATCTCCATTTTAATGCTGATGATCCTAAATCATATGTAGATGTTTTATGAGGATTTAAACTTGAACTTACAAAATCTATAGAAGATGAAACTACATTTATGTGTTTAAATCTAAAACCTGGTTTTCCTAAGAAAGAAGCTCCATCTGTTGTTGGAATTAAATTAGTTACTCTTCCTATAGAAGCTGTGTCTGCTGTTAATGTATCAATGTTTGCAGTTCCATCAATATATAAATCTTTCCATTGTAGAGAATTTGATCCTAAATCATAAGTATCATCTTTATGAGGAATTAAACTTGAACTAACATTATCAACTGAAGCTGAAACTGCAAATAATGTTCTCCATTTTTTTGTTTTAGTACCTAAATCAAATATGTTTGTTGTACCTGGTACTAATCCTCCACTAATAATTACATTTCCATATCCTCCTATACCATCTATTCTACTTGAACTTACTACAGTAATAGAAGCTGTAGTTATTGTAAGTGTACCTACTGTACCTGTGTCTGCTGCTAGTGTGTCTATATTAGCTGTTCCATCAAGGTGTAAATCTTTCCATTCTCTAGCTGATGTTCCTAAATCTCTAAGATTGTCCTGATCTGGAATTAGACTTGAACTTACATAATCAATTGAAGCTCCACTAACATGTAATGTTTTCCATTTTTTTACTGTGGTACCTAAGTCAAATACATTTGTTGTACCTGGTACTAAACCACCACTAATTATTATGTTTCCATATCCTCCTATACCATCTATTCTACTTGAACTTACTACTCCTAATGAAGCTGTTCCTATAACCATTGTTGCAACATTACCAATAGCTAAAGTACCAATTGTTGCTGTTCCTTGAACATGTAAATCTTTCCAAGATTTTGCTCCAGAACCTAAGTCAAATACATTATCAGCCATAGGTAAAAGGGCTCCACTTACTTGATTAATTTTTGCTACTTGTATTGTTGTACCTAATGTTCCATTAGATGCACTAATATATTCTAAAGAAGCTGATTTTGCAAAAACAGTTGAAAACTGTCTTGTAGCTGATCCTAAATTTCTAAGATTTGTTTGATCAGGTTCTACACTTGAACTAATATAATCTATATTAACTCCACTAATATGTAACATATTCCATTTTAGGTCTGTAGTACCTAAATCATATGATGAATTTATTAATGGGGCTAAACCTCCTGAAACTGTTACTACTGATCCTGTTCGTGCATTTAAATGATCAACACTTGCTGAAGCAGCATATACGTGTTTCCAAGGAGTAAGTGTAGCTCCTAAATCCATACCAACTCCTGTTGGCCCAATAAATGGAGGAAGTAAAGAAGCGGATACATTCATTGTAGTAGACCCTGTATATGGGTGGAGCTCTTTAGCTCTTACCATACCAAAGGAACCTGTACTTGATCCACTAAATACTATATTTTCTAAAGTACCATCATATAATGCTGTTGAATCAATAAGATCACCAAATTGTGCTGCTGTAGGTACATCTCCTGTTTCAAAATATGATTTTAATACTGCTGAACTTGTTTGTATTGCCATTTATTATTGGTTTTTTACTTTGTCTTCCCAATCTCTAAAAAGTAGATTGCCTTTTAAATATGCTTCCATTTCCATTTTTCTCATATGAGGATCATCTTGTGCATAAGTTGCTTGAGATGCATCTCCTAATTCTAAATCACCTCTTTCATTTTGGTGATGATGTACTAATTCATGTGCAAAAGATCTACAAATATCCTTTGGATGTCTGTTTGTTATGTATAATACAATAGATTGATCTGTTGGATCATAATAAGCTGTTTTACCAAAGATGCCTTGGGCGTTTTCTTCATCTTGTCTTAAATGAAGTTTAGGGGAGTTTTGTATTCCAAATTCTTCCCTTGCTGTTTTAAATATTTCTCCTAGGGCCTCTTTTAATTCCATTATACTTCTTCTTCTGCTTCTTCCTCTTCTGGTTCTTCTTCTTCATCATCAGGTTCCATTGCAACATTAGGATCTCCTGCTCCTGGTGAAGGTGTTGTTCCACCTGTTGTTTCTCCTGTTTCTTCTGTTTCTTCTTCGGGTGATGTAAATGAAGGAACTGGTTTTATAGTTAATAATTTATTAATATGTTCTATTGCTCCATTCCTTTCACTTATATCCATTAAGTAATACTCTTTAGATCCAATTTTAACCATTAAAGAAAAATCTTCGTAATAAATACTAAAAGATTGTCCATTTAAAAGACGAACTTCATATGATGGGGGTAAAGAATTAACTGCTTTTAAAGAATCAACATAACGAATTAAAGGATTCATTTTAAGTTTTTCTTTTAAAGCATCAAGAATTTCAGGGGGAGCTTGGTAATCTCTCTCGGTAAGTCTGATTAATTCTTTTAAAATTTTATTTTTAAGATTTTCCATTATGATCCGTTTGCGTCCCAACCTTGACCTCCATTAGTTTTTATATACACATGAGTACCAACAGAAGCACTTACATATGAAAAATCTGCTTCTACACAAGTATTTCCTGCATTTGCATGATAATGTAAAGCAAATTTTAAACCTTCAACTGGTGAACCAGGATCAAGTTGATTTGTTCCTTGATTTTGGAACCCAAATGAGGCACTATGAATTTCTTCTGCTGCTCCATTACTACATACTTTATATATTGATCCTGTGACAGCTGCATCAGTAGCAGTAACAACAGGATGTACTATTTTTTTCCAAGGGTTTGCCATAGTTATTTAATTTTATATTTCTTCTGAAGTGATCGCAGATGCTAATTGTTTATCATCATCTAACATATCTGCTTCTCCTGTTACTGGATTATTTACAATATTAGAAGCTGAGTTTTTAAATTCTTTTTCACTCATTTCTAATTCCATTTTTAACTTTGTAAGATTTTCATATTGACTTCTTGCTTTTTTTACAAAAGTTTCTGGAACATTAACTCCTTTTTGAGCATAAAGTTGAACTACTTCTTCGTCTGTTTGACCTTCATCAAAGTATTCAAAAAATTGTTTTAAAGCACCTTCCATTAACATTTGTCTTCTTGCTAATTTTTTATGCTCACTTAAATTTGATTTTAAATTGTTACTTTTATTTTCTTTTAAGTAATCAGATAATAATTTGTTTGTTTTCATAATTTTGTTTTCTTTTTGTGGTGAAGCTGGGGGTGTTGTTCCCACTTTGCTTCTTTGTTGTATTAATTGGTCTACTTGTTTTTGGATATTTTTAATAGCACCGCTTGATTGTTTTGCAGCTTGTGCCGATGCTTTTGCTTTTTTTCTATTTAAATATTTTATTCTTATATTAAATTTTTCTTTTTCTAAATTTTCTAATTCTTTTTTTTCAGCTCTTGCATCAGCATCCATTGGGGGTGCTGATCCTCCTTTTGCAGGAGTTTCACCTCCTTTTGCAGGTGGTGTTTGTTCTTTTAATTTATCAAATTTTGAAGATTTAGTAAATGTGTCTTTATTTGGAGATACTGTTGTTTTATTTCCATCTTTATCTAAATAACTTCCATCAGGTAATGGTTCTTGTCCTGTTGCTTGACCATAAGTTAATGGTTTAACTGAATTTCTTTTAGCCATATTAATAGCGTCTTCATATGATTGTATTTCATCTGCATACATGTCTGCTATAGGTCCCCCTTCTGGTTCAGCTTCTTGTTCCATTTCTCTATAAATTTGATCTAAACGATTTTGCAATTCTTTAATTGAATAACTATCTGCTAATTCTTTAGCACGTTGGTTGTGTTCATTAAGCTTTTCATTTTCTTCAAATTGAGATGATTGTGTTCCTCCTTTTGGTGATGTATAATCTTTTGCTAAATCATTAAACATTAGAAATAAATAAACATTACCATAAACACCTGCTGGAGATGCATCTGATATTTCATAATCTTCTATGTATGTTTTAAATTGAGTGTATGTTTTAAGTGCTGCTGCTTTTGCTGCTGCTTTAGAACGATTAATTTTGTTTACCGTTTCTTTTCCAAACATTGCTCCTCTACCTTGAGGGCCATTAAAATGGGGAAATTTAATAAATGTTCCACCTGATCTTTTGTCTAAATATGAAGAAACTTCATCGTATCCTCCAACAAGTTCATTATGGTGTACATCTGCCATAGATAACATATCTCTAACTAAATTAATAGTGTCTGGATCAAATAATTTTGGTTGTTTGAATTCCCATACTCCTGGAGCTCTATGAATAGACTGTCCTTGAGATGTTAAAGTAGCACTACCATAAGCGTCTGATTTAACTTCTTGTACTGTTTCTTGTACTAATTTTATTATGTCTTTTTTCTTCATTAAAAATCTGATATTAATCCTCCTAATATAAATTTACCCGTTATTTTAAAGGGTACACTCGCTATTTTTTCATCTCTAATTACTACTCCTTCATGATCTTCAACTGAACCCATTGGTGAATCTAATACTTTAAGTACTTCATCTCCTAATTTTTCAGTTGCTAGATAAGTTACAAACCCATCAATGGCTTTTTTCTTATCACTATCATTAAACAAATCATCAACATTTTCTCTATTTAAAATTAGTTGATAAACCTGTTTAGAAACAGCTCCTACTTTTTTCTTAATATTATCTCTTGTTATAAATATAAACTCATCCTTAGGAATTGCGCTTACTTCATCTAGCCATTTACTTAAAGGTTGAGTTTTTACTTCTTCAGTAAATTCTACAGAATAATTTTGAGAAAGTGCAGAATTAAAATTAGGTTTTTTCTTCATTTCTGTAGGGACAGAACCATAAACTTTAAATCCTTGTTTTTTAGCTGTTGGAGATAAATTATCTAACATTGATTGTAAAGCTGATTTATTGTAAGATATTTCTGATGATATTCTTTTAGTTAACATTTTTCTTTTACCTTGTACTTCTTTACTTTCTATCCTATTTAAACCATGAATTGCTATAAAATTAGAACCATAATCTTGTACATTAGTTTTACCACTAACATATTCCATATTAAATAATATATTTGGGTCTTCCCAAGCACCTAAAGCTTTAAGATCATTTTCTATTTGGGGCAATGCTGTATTAAACATATCTAGTACTTCTCCTCCTATTTTAATCATTCCATGACCTTCACCAAATCGACTTGATAAGTCATCTTTTGTAATACCTTTAATGTCAAGTTCTTTTTTAGAACCTCTATCCATTACAAATTGTTTTACTCCGTCTAAAGTAATTAAACGAATTGATGCATTAACACCATCTATTTTTACAGATCCTGGATTTGTATTTAGAGAAGTTGCAGCTGCTGTAAATATGTTTTTAAGATCTCTACCTGATTTTACATTTTGTAAATCAAAAGGATGAGCCATATGTCCTGCTGCTCCCCCTTCTACTAATAAATGTTCATTTATTATATTTGACCACCAATCTTTTGAGAATGCATTTTCATTTTTCATTCGTTGTGTTTTTTTCTTAGATGCTTCTTTACGTTTTTTAATATATTCAAAAGCAGATTTTAAACGTTTTTTAACAGCTGGATCTTTTGCTCTACCTAATGCTGCTCTAACTCTTTGGTGAATTAAATTTATAACTTGGGATTGACGTTTATGAGATTTACTTTTAAATGAAGCTTTATTTAAAGTGTCTACTATATCTTGTCTAGTTGAGAATTTAACTTTAACTGTGTCTTTTGGGTTTTCGTCTGTGTATAATCTTCTTCCTGATCCTTTTGGTTTTTTACCTGTTCCTTTTTTAGGATCTGCTTCATTGATGTTTTCTTTATGAGTAGTTGTTTTTAATGTTTTAGCTAAATTTAGGGCTTTAAGATATTTTTTATTTTTTTCACTTGGATTTTTCATTTTCTTTATCTTTGAAATAGCTTTAGTTATTTTAGATAAAGGAATTTTTTCTCCGTCTTTAATTTTAAGTCTTTTTCTTACAGTGCCTTGTTTTAGATTGCCTTTTTTCTTACCTTTGGCAGCCATTTTTTCGTAAGTATCACCCTCATTTTTAGCCATTTTAGTTGCTGTAGCTATTTTAACTGACTTCCAATCCTTACCATAACGTTTTTTAAATTCTTTATCTGGTAATTCTTGTGCTATTTTTTCTTCTTTATCTGATAAATCTCTTTCTAATGATAATTGAGGATTAGATGTTTGAAAATCTTTTTTTCTTAAAATTGTTTTAGCAATTATTTTATCTGCTTGTTTTAAAAAAGGTATATTAATATTTGTTCTAATATCTGATGCTACTATTTCTTTATATTTAGTTAAAAAATTAAATAATTCTTTTTTCTTTTTAGCTAAACGTTTAAAAAACCCTATTAATTCAGCATTTGATATTTCTTTATCATTACGAGGATCATTTAATCTATTAAAAAAATGTTTATCAGTTAATACTACATCAAAAGGATCCAATTGTTTATCTGCATAAGTATCTATTGATTTTAAATCTGATTTATCCAATTCATTTAAAAAATGTTCAGGTTGTTCTAAATCAGGTTGTAGTCTATAATCTGCTGTAAGTTCTTCTCCTTGTTTTACAGGTTGAATTGTTACTAAATATCGAGTATTATTTTTCATTATATTTTTACAATTAGGAGTTTCTGAATGGTTATACATTTTTCCTAATTCATAAAAATTATATTGTCCTTGTCCTAAGATATCATGTAATTTATCTATTACAGTTCCTTCAGGATAATTTTCTTGAGCAAATGCTCCTTGTCCTTGAATATTACTATTACTTAAATAATATTTATTTTCATACATCGTTCCTGCTCCTCCTTGTCCTGAAGCTGCATTATACATTCCTCCTCTTTGATATTTTATAACAGGAGAAGTTTTATCATCCTTAGGACCATCAGGCATTCCTGCTTTAAATTCACTACTTCTCATATAATCTAAAACTTTATCTTCTGGATTATATAAATCTTCTTCTAAACCTGTTACTATACCCCAAGCTTTATCTTTATTTGATTTTGATAAATGATCAGGAATATATTTTAAAAAATTATCTTTATCTTTAATTTTTACAAAATTTCTCATTTCAGTACCTGATATACCTCCTGTTTGTGGAGGTACTAATTTAATTTCAAAATTAATTCCTTTAGGTTCTGCAAATTTTCCTATATTATTAAAACGTTTATCATTTACATCTTTTTCTCCCATTCCTAAATAAATTTTAGATCCTTCAGGTGCTTCTTTTTCTATAAAATCATATACATCTTGTACTGGAGAATTTGAATTTGAAGCTAAAATAGCTATTTTTTTAGATATTGGGTTAGGATCTGTAGATCTATAAAGATCCCATAATTTAAGGGCTACTTCACGATTAATACCATCTCTTATTTTTACTCCAACTTTAACTATAACAGTGTCTGCATCAGTATTTGATATAAGCCATTTAGCCATATTATAATGACCTGCATGAGGTGGTTTAAATCCACCAGGTAAAAGTGCTATCTTTTCCATCAACTACGTAGTTTTGTAATAAATATAAACCTTTATGACAAGGCTAACCTCTTCTTCATTAATGTAGAAGTAGTAAGTTCTGTTGCAGTGTGTAGTAATTTTGTGAAAGCTTTAAAACCAAGTTCAGAAGGATCTTTATCACCCATTTCTATAAGATAAACTTGTTTTCCATAAGACATAAATGTTTCAGCATGGTTAAAAGCATCTTTTAAAGCGTCTTCATCTAAAGCTAAATATATTTTTTTTACATTAGATTTAATGATTTTTTTCATTAAGGTTGTAGATAATTTTTTTCCAAACAAAGGAATCGCATTACGTTTTATAGCCATAGCATCAAACGCACCTTCACATAAAATCACGGGTAAATCCCAGTTTATATACATTTCAAATCCAATTATGTCCTTGGTACTGGAAGCCAACTTATGTTTAATATATGCGTTTTTATCAAATGAACGACCTACATAATAATTTAAAAAACCATCTTTATCATATGAAGGTATTACAACCATATTTTTTAAGGGACCTTGTTCACAATAATGTAAATCATATTTAACTACGTCTTGTTGGGTTATTCCTCTTTGATCTAAATAATGTAAGGCATGTTTTGATAATATCGCTGAAGACGACATTATAGGCGTTACTCCCTGAGGAAATTGCAAAGTATTAATGTCTACTTTTTGTTTAACTTTTTGTTTAAAATTATATTGTTGATCGATTTCTTTTAAAGCACTGTATGCTGCTGTAGGTGCTTTGGCTTTTTTAAGTAATTGAAAAGCTCTATGACCTTTATAATTACAAACCCAACATTGGAATTTTTGAGACGCTAAATTAAATGTTAATTTTTTCTTATGATGATTACAAGATGGACAATTGAATACAGCTTCATCTCCTCCACGAGCAGATTTACTTCTTCCTAAAATTGATTCTAATAATTTTTTTAATAAATCTTCTTTCATCTAAAATCCTTGTCATAAAATTTACCTAATATATTATCATTAAGGTATTTTTTATCTTCTAAAACTTCTAACACAAATTGATATTTACATTCTAAGTATGTAAGTTCCTTTTTGTTAAAAGCCACTTGTAGGATTTTTCTTTCTAAATCTTCTTTATTTGCTTCTTTTAAAAAACTGTGTGAGCCATAGTAAGTTTTCCAATCGCTTTCCTTTAATACTCTTTTATATACTGGAGGACGACCTTTCCCTTCCCAAAGTGCTTTTTCTTTTTTGCCTAATTTTTTCTTTAAATTATAAATTAAAGATTTTTTACCAATGTACTTTTTTCCAGTTGGTAAATGAGTTGTTTGATAAATAAAACCGAACGCTCCTTCAGGGAGGTCAACGATTTCATTAATTTGATTGCTTAAGTAATACCACATAATGATGAATGTATAAAAGGAATTTTAGGTATCCCAGCGAAGTACGAAAGTTGTGTCAGTTTCGTTAGAAGTTCTAACTGGTTGACCAAGTTTACCAACTACTAATAATTCGTTTTCTTCATTATATAAACCAACTGTTGTAACATAAGGTTTAAATAATGAACCTGTTGCAAAATCAGCTAATTCATGTGAATCTTGGGTTCTAATTTTTCTTGCTGAAATATTTAATGTGTCATTAAATTCATATTCATCTACTGTACATTTATATTCATTTTCATAAATTAAATGTGAACCTTGAAATTGGATTTTATAAGATCCATCATTTGGTTGAAGGATACCACTTAAATTAAGTCTTGCAAAAGTTCTATTATCAAATCCTCCTTGAAGAGTTCCAGTACCTGAAGATGCAATATACACATATCTTCCATTTCTAGAAAATCTTAAGCCCTGAAGGGCTACTCCATCATCATATGTCTGAGTACCTGGAGTAGTATCATTACGTAAATCCATTTGTTCTAATATTCCTCCTGATTCTGCTAAAGGTTTTGATTGTCTATATCTAGCTGAAGATATATCCCATGGTACTTTTAATCTAAATTCCCATATTCTAGGACCTTGTCGTAAAAGAACAGGATCAGGAACAGCAACACCAGGAATCCAACCATTATTAGGGTCTCCAATAGTTCCCCACCCTCCAACAGCAAAACGAAATCCTAAAGGTTGAGATATGCTAGTCATTCTACTCATTAAATACATTCTAGTTCCT